AAATAATGGAATATTTAATCGAAGATAAAAACACACACTTAGAACATTTAGAAGATGATATTATTTTAAACGGTGCAGATGGTGGCACTAATGCATTGAATTTTTTAGAATCATTAAGAGATATGTTACAAGGTTCTTCTAACAAGAAAGTTAATCTTACTGTAAAGTGGGATGGTGCACCTGCGATTGTTGCTGGTGTCAATCCAGAAAATGGTAAGTTCTTTGTTGCAACTAAAAGTTTATTTAATGTCACACCAAAGATTAATTATACACCTGCTGATGTAATGAGAAATCATACAGGTGATGTTGCAAATATTTTAAGAGAAGCATTATTATATTTAAAACCATTAAATTTTAAAGGCATACTACAAGGTGATATGATGTTTACTACATCGATGAAAAAGACAAAGGGTATCACATCATCTTCAGGCAAAAAAGAACAAGTGATTTCATTTCAACCAAATACAATTGTTTATACTGTGCCAGAGAAAACAGGTTTAGGGCAACGTATTGCTCGTGCAAAGTTTGGTATTATATTTCATACTACATACACAGGTTCTAAAATTGCAAAACTTAAAGCAAAGTTTGGTGCTGATGTTTCAAAACTAAGACGCTCTCCCAACGTCTGGTTTGATGATGCATCATACAAAGATGTTTCAGGCACTGCAATGATGACACTTGGTGAAGGCGAACAACTTGGTAAAATGTTGAATCAGGCAAGAGGTTCATTAAAGAAATCAACGCCAGTTCTAAACAAAATGAAAACAGACTTATCAGATTATTCTATAGGTCTAAATTTAAAAACATATTTAAATACATTTGTTAGACAGATGGCAGATATACCAAAAACAGCAAAAGCAGTATCAGGTTTTCGAAACTATTACGAAGGTAAAGTTGGTGCTGATATTGATAAAGTAAAGAAACAAGAAACAAAAGATAAATATAAGGCAATCTTAGATGAGGGTCTAAGATTTATTGAACGTGCAGGTGACCAGATTTATTTTGCAATTGCAACATATAAAACAATACAAAGAGCAAAGAAAGTGATTGTTGATAAACTGAATCAAGTAAAATCAATTGGTACTTTTGTCGTAAGTGGTAATGGATTAAAAGTCACTAACCCAGAAGGTTATGTTGTTGTAGATAGAAAAGGCACCGCAAGAAAATTAGTAGATCGATTAGAGTTTAGTGCGGCAAACTTTACTGCCGCTAAGAGATGGGATAAAGGACCAAAGAGAGTTGCATGAGTAAAACATTTAAACAATTTCTTGAAGATGTAAGAAAAATGCCAGGTGGTGGATATGGTGTTTATGCAGATAAATTTGTAAAAGGTAAACGTGTAAAAACACCAGGTGGTAAACATGCAAAAGAACTCAAAAAGGTTTATAAAAATGAAAAAGATGCTAATGATTATATGGCTGCAATAATGATAGCAAAAGGTGGTGGGTGATGATCACTTTTAAAAAGTTTGTGGACTTAAATGCACAAAAGAAGTGTCCGCCAGGATATAAATTTGATGAAAAGTTAGGCGTGTGTGTGCCAAAAGGTAGAAGAACAACATACTATCCTTATTATGGTTTAGGTTCAAAAAGTAATGGTGATTCATCCAACGGTCAAAACGGTAACGGTAACGGCAATGGCAACGGTAACGGAAATGGTAATGGCGATGGTGGCAATAGTGGTAATGGTAATGGTAATGGTGGTAATGGTAACGGAGGAAACGGTAATTGAGTAAAACATTAAAAGAGTTTCTGGCAAAAGGTAGTAAAAGACCAAAGGCAGTTGCATTTGCTTTTGGTAGAATGAACCCACCAACTGCAGGACATGAGAAACTTATAATGAAAGTGCAATCGATTGCCAAAAGAATTAAAGGAGATGCAGTAATTTATGTGAGTGCATCGCAGGATAAAAATAAGAATCCACTTGATGCAAGAACAAAGATAAAGTATCTACAACCTTTATATAGAGATGTTAAGTTTATTGCCGCTGGAGGTAATACAAGAACATTTATGGAAGTGTTAAAGAATGCTTTTAACAAAAAGTATTCAGACGTTTATATGATTGGTGGAAGTGATAGAGTAAGTGAGTTTAAAAAACTTATGACTACTTACAATGGCAAAGATTATGATTTTGATAAGACAGAGGTAATGAGTGCTGGCGAAAGAGATCCTGACGCACAAGGCACATCTGGAATCTCTGGCACAAAAATGAGATTATTTGCTGTGAAAAATGACTATAACAGTTTTAGAAAAGGTCTGCCGACTAAGATGAAAGATGCAGATGGTAAAAATTTATTTAGAGATTTAAGACGTGCGATGGGTCTTAAAGAAGAAAAAGGATTTGGAGTACAAATGAAACCGATTATGAGTTTAGACGACTTTGAAAAACAAGAACTAAGACAAGAATACATTGAAGAAAATGTATTTAATATTGGTGACTATGTTGAAAATATGAACGACTGTACCATCGGCAAGATAATTAAAAGAGGTACAAATTATCTTGTCTATGAAATGGAAGATGGTGGTGTGAAGAAGGCATGGTTGCATGAATGTGTGGCAGTTGATTCAACACAAACAGAAATGATGGAATCAACAAATGTTAAAAAAGAAAAAGTTAAAGATGTAGTTCTACAAAAGAACTCAGATGATTTAGATGAAGATGATGATGACTTTTTAGATGATATCGAAGAAGCAAAAAAAGAAAAAGAAAAAGATAGAACAGTGGTTGGACAAGATCCTGACATCAAAGATAGAAAAGGAACACAACCAGACGTTTATTACAAAGGTCTTGCAAAATCAACAAAAGTAAAAAGAGATCGATATTTTAAAAAGAAAGGTGCAAAGGCCGATGATGATCCAAGTGCATACGAACCAGCACCAGGTGATGCAAAAGCAAAAACAAAACCAAGTAAACATACCCAGAAGTATAAACAAATGTTTGGTGAAAAAGGCAAAGGTTTATGGTATAATATTCATAAGAAAAGAAAAGAAGGTAGACCTATGAGAAAACCTGGTTCAAAGGGTGCACCTAAACCAGGCGATTTCGCAAGAGCAAGAGGTGAAGCACATGAACTTGGTAGAGCAGTTGATCACACAATGAAAATTACACCAGGAGAAAAGAAAGGTAAATTTAAAATGGCACCACATTTAACAAAATTTGATCCTGTAGAATACAGTATTAAATTAAAAGATATTAAAGAATGGTCAGAAAGTGATAAAACAATTAACAAATATAAAGATAGATACGGAGATCAATATCAAACTATGTTAGAATCAGTCGTTGCAAAAATGATTGAGAAAGTAGAACAGTTAGATGAAAAGATTGAAGGTCTAGTGAAGAAGGCAGAAAAGTCTGGTATTCCATATAGTATTCTGAAACAAGTTTACAATAGAGGAATGGCTGCATACAAAACTGGACACAGACCAGGTACAACACAACAACAATGGGCATTTGCTCGTGTGAACTCTTTTATTACAAAAGGTTCTGGTACATGGGGTAAGGCAGACAAAGACTTGGCAGATAAAGTTCGTGGTATGAAAAAAGAAACAGTTGAGAGAAGGTTGAAACCATTCAATGAAGTCGTTTAAAGATCATACACTAACTGAACAAGTACACGATGGTATTCGATATCATATTGAAAGACATCTACCATTAGTAGATTGTATCTTTCGTGTTGGTTCAGAAGCATATTATAAGTTCTTTAATGAAGCAAGACAACTTGTGAAAGAAAGAAAAATTGAATTAGATGATTACGATTTGCATATTCTTGCCACTGATATTGGTAAGTTTGCAATGTATGAAGGTCAACATGTGCCTTTAGATTCGCCAATGATTAACGAAGCAGAATATAAAGGTAGAGAAGTAGAACTGAACAAACCAAAAGCAGGTGGTTCAAAGAAGTATTATGTTTATGTAAAAGACCCATCAACTGGTAATGTAAAAAAAGTTGAATGGGGTGATACTACTGGACTGAAAATTAAATTAAGTGATTTAGAAGCAAGAAAAAGTTTTTCTGCTAGACATGATTGTCCTAATAAGAAAGATAAAACAAAACCAGGATACTGGGCATGTAATATTCCAAGATATGCAAAATCACTTGGACTTTCGGGAGGAGGAAACTTCTTTTGGTAGAAGTATATAAAGATGATAACAGACAGATGGGATCGTTTAATCGCACTATTAGTGTTGATCATAATGATACCGATTATGTTTGGCATCGTGATCGTAGAGATCGTAAAGTCGTGCCTCTACAATGTAAAGATTGGTATATTCAGTTTGATAATAAAATGCCAATCAAAATGGAAGAAGGTAAAGAAATCTTCATTGAAAAAGACATATATCATAGAGTAATAAAAGGAAAGGGTGACTTAAAGTTGCAAATTTGGGAGAGTTAAATGAGATATAACAAAACAATGGCACAAATCTTAGAAAAGATGAAAGAAGATGTCATCGATGTATCTGAAGCAGTTGAGATGCCAAAATCTGATATCGATAACATAAAAAGTTTCACTGATAAGAATCAACACTATGAAGCACGTGCTTACATTTGTGCTAGAATGAAAGACGGTAGATTAAAGTCAATCTACAATGAAGTTGGTTCACTACAAGATAAGTATAACAAAGAATTAGGTTTCTTAATGTCAAGAGGCGTAAGAGATCAATTAGACAAGAACGTTTTATTACCAAAAATGAAACGTGCATTTAAAAATTATAGAGAAATCTATAACTCATTATAAGGGAGAGTAAAATGAAAACATATAAAGGCAATCCAACTTATTTCGAAAGAAAAGCTGGATCATTAGAGGAAATTGTTTCAAAGATAAACGAAGCAAATCCAAAACCAGAGGTCTTTGATCTCAGAAACGAAAGCGAAGAATATAAAAAAGTATTCAATGCGGCAATGAAAAAATTTAAAATTAGTTCACCTGCTGATCTAAAAAGTGAAGAAGAAAAGAAGAAGTTCTTTGACTATGTAGATTCACAATACAAAGCAAAAGATGAACCTGCTGAACAGATGGACGACAAAGCACAAATGGCTAATCAATCCAGAAAAAATAAAGATGGTGAGAAAGTTAAAATGTCTGTAAAAGAAACTGTTAAAGATATGCTTTTAAAATCTTGGAAACAAGCTGCAGGAATAAATGAGGCATTAGATAAAGAAGATGAAAAGACTTTAAAAAAAGTAATGAAAGGTCTAGAGAAGGCAAGTGATACACATGCAGGTCAGGCAAAACAGATAAAGAAAGATATTACTGATAGCTACCATGATATGAAAAAAGAGATGATGCACAAGATGAAAGAGATGGAGCATGAGAAAGATCCTAAAAAGATGAATATGATGTCTATGAAAATGATCAAAGACATGAAGCACATGCCTGAAAAGATGAAGAAAGAAATGATGCACAAAATGGAAATGATGTATGCACAGGCAAAAATGCCAATGCCATTACCAATGAAAGCAGCTTATGTGAAAGCAGGTTATCATATGAAAGCAGGATATCATATGAAAAATGCAGGATACATGAAATCAGACTACTAAGGAGAAAACAATGGCTGAATTAAAAGACTTTGGAACTGTCAAGTCTTGGTATACTGCTTATAAACAAACTCAACTCAACGAAAAGAAGGTTGAGAAAGAAGATGTTGCGGTATTACCTGATGACGAAGACAAGGAGAAGGAAAAGAAACCTGAACCAAAGGACAAAGCAATCGCTGATGCAGATGGTTTAAAAGTAGAGA